TTAGGTTGCGTTGAGTTGCTCGAACTCACGTTAAAGACGATTTCATTATAGGCGTTCTGCCAATCGTTAGGACTTGTTATAAGTGTTATTGCCATTGTTTAATATTATTTGACATTACCGTTGTAATTTGTTTACCTAATGCCTTACTTAAGGCTTGTGCATAATCGTTTACTACTTGCTCCGATATTGCGTTCTGAATAAATAAAGTCGGCTCGATACCTTTGCGTTTAATCCCCACTCCCATTGCGTAAGCCATTTTACTCTTCTCGTCTATCTGGGCTTTTTTCCTTTGAGTCTTAGTCAAATCCCTTGTCTGAGAATATCTCGATTGAATAGGGATTCCGACCTTGCTAATCCACTTCATTAAAGACTTTTGAAAAGCAGGGCTAACGGTTTCTTTTTTGAAGGAGAATGGAGAGTTCAACTTTCTTCTTGTTCCACTTACCCCTCTATCCACAAACGCAGCGTAGTTGTTACCATTGATAACCACCAAATAATCCTTGCCCCGTTTTGTCGTTGGAACTGCGATAATAGACTGAAGGAGGTCGCTGCTTGCGTTACTTGAGTTAGCCTCGATTAAGTTAGACTTCATTACCTGACTTATGTTGGTAGCCAACTCATAGAGGCTCTGACCTATTGTGGTGTCAAAGCTAATCTCTTGCAAGCTACTCGCATCAGTTCCTAAATTCCCAAGTAGTGATTTATAGTCCATCGGCTTCGTCTATTTGAAAGGTAACTAAATTTAAAAACTCAACAACTCCCATCTTAAAAAAGTAATCCCATTTAGTTTTATCTCCTCCTGCTAAATTATTTATTGTGGCAATCCATCCCCACTTTTTGTAGAAAGGTTTAACTTCTCCAACTTGCCCATTAAATAGGTTGGGATAGCCTCCGATAATTTCTCTAAATAATTGCAAAAAAAAACCATTATAGGAGTAGCATCTTTTAGCTTCATCTTTAAGAGGTCATTAGCCACTTCTTTATGGATTGAGCCATTATACAACCACTCTCCAAAGAACGATTTAACAGGTATGAGGAAAATAGCTAAGATGTTATGTATCTCATCAGCGGGTTCATCCTTACCGGCAAAGTGAGCAAGGTCGATAAATTGGTCTGCCCTTATTGAACTTAATCTGGTGTTTAGATAATACCAATTCCAACCCACTCGATAGAACTTTGATAGCTTTGCTCTTGGTATTGAGTTTTCAGCGTCTAATAATTCCTGATAAAGTTCTCCTAAGTCCCTTACCTTTTCGTCCGATGCTTTAGGATAAACAAACATTAGCCTCTCAAGCCAATCCTCTTTAGGGATTTGGTTTAATTCGATGAACTTTCTTAAGGTTAAATTAAAGTAAGCCTGTTTGATTCGCATAATCTAAAATATAAAACTACCCTCTCATAGTAACATACTTGCCTTTCCTATTCTCGTTTAGCTTCATTAGTGCAAGGTAGCGTAGTGAGTCTATTAAGTGATTGTTAAAGTCGATAGGCTCGTTTATCAATTTACCCGCCTTGTCTTGCTTCCACTTGTAGGTCTTAAATTCTCTGGTAAGATTTGAGCCAATTAAAACTATCTTGAACCTTCGTAAGATGTCGATTGAATTGAGAATCGAATCCTTGCCTTTTTGCGTGGGTTTGATGTTCCACCCCATTCGATAGACTTCCTCGATTGATTTAGGTTCTGCGCTATCAGCAAAGAACTCATCCCTATTTGTGGCAAAGTCTTTTAGTCTTGAACTTATGTCTTGGTTCGTTAGTCCTCGTTCGTAAAGATGTTCTTTTACATATAGCGTGTCATCTCTCTTCCAAACTCCTACGACTGCGCTTGGGTCATTCGTAAAACCCCAATCCAATCCGAACCCGATAAACTTTGCACCTTCTGGAATTACAACTCCTTCACTCCAATTGTTAAACACTAAACCAACCAACTGCCCTCTTTGACCTAAGCCAAATATCTTCCAATACTCAGGGTCTGCGGATGCTAAGTTCTCAATCTCTCGTTTAAGTGAATCGGGTAAGTGTGGGTTGTCTTTATAGGTCGTAATTAAAAGCCCTGCATCCTCTCTCGGGATTACTTGGTCATAAATCCAATGTTCGAAGTCTGAAGGATTGTAATCAATTATTATCTTGCCCGTAGTCCTTAGAACTAACTGCCTCCAATCTTCTAATTCCAACTCGTTGCCCTCATTGCAGAATAGCACGTTCCTCTTCCGACCTCTAATCTTTTGCGCATCATCCGTGCTGAAGAACTCAATTAGATTACCGTTAAGCGTGTAGGTGTTCTCGCTTTTGTTGTGGTACTTTTCTTCGTACAAACCCACCTCTTTAAGTATCTCAAAGAAATCTCTCATTGCACTTGTCTTAAGTGCGGGTAACGTCTTCCTAACTATCGAGTAGGTCAAACCCTTGTAAGTGGTTGCAGTTCTAATAATCCATTGCAGAGCAGAAAAAGTCTTGCCCGACCTTGCACCGCCTTGTAAGACTGCTATTCTCTTACCTTGATTCTTAAAGCTATCTTCTAAAAATACTAAGTTCGGGTTGAACCCCATAGTTATTTAATTTCGCCTTTGAGCCAATCTGGAGCATCGCTTATCTCAACTTTGGTTTCGGTCTTCTCGGTTAGCCCGTTAAGTCGTTGAGTGATAGATGGATTGTAAATGCCAAGCATACCTCCTAAGATTTGATTATCTCTTATTTGTTTCCTTATATGCGAACAGATAGCAACGAAGTCCGCATAAAGCCCATCTTTATTATCAAAATATTGGCTAACACATCCGTATTTATTATAGCAAAATATTTCAAACCCTTCTAAAGTGTAAGGTAGCTTGTACTTATCTGTAACTCTTTCGCCTTCTTTGCCTACATATTGAATTTTAAGCCATTTCCCAGCCTCTAACTCTAAATGCGTCTTGTACTCTTCGAAGGCTTTGAATAGCTCTTCAGGTGTTTTAAATATCCTTGTCGGGTGCATAACTTTAATGTTTAGTATAGATTCTTACATTTCTATTAAAATGAACTCCCTCAATAAATCCTTTACTTTTCATTAGTTCTGTAAGTCCTTTGTGGCTAAATATGGTTGAATGCCCTATTTGTGGGTTTATGTAATCGCATTCCAAATTCAACCAATCTGTAAAAGAGGTTTCAATCATTACTTTTCCACCTTTTACAAGGGATTTATAAATCAGGTCTAATTCTGCGAAAGGTTCGCTTAGGTGTTCAATTACTTCAATCATTGTAACTATGTCGAAGTGTTCTTTTTTAGGTAACTTGTTATAGTTAGGGTTGAACTTGTCATATCCTACGCAAGTAATACCAGAATCGTTTAAGTATTTAACTAAAATACCGCTACCGCATCCAAAGTCTAATACTTTTGCATTTTGTTTGATGTGGTTTATTCTTAAAATCCTTAATCCATTGTGCATTGAGTTGCGTTCTTCCTCTGCAGTTCCTCCTATCATTGAATCTTGGTTTAAAGCTTCGCAAAAGATAATACCGTTATCGTCTTGAAAATACTCAACTTCGTTTTTAAGCCCTAAAGATTTATGTTTGTTTAGTTTCATTTTAATAGATTTTTATAAACTTCGGTTCTTTTAATGTTCAACTTCTCGATGTTCCAATTGTCTTTTACTTCATTGTAGAGATTAGTAGATAGTTCGGTTCTTAGTTCCTCATTATTAATAAGTTTCTTCATCGCCTTGTACCAATCCTTCTTGTCTACAAATATACAATTTTTGTTATTTAGTCCTATATTTTCGTAAACAGGGTTTTGACTTACGATAACTGCCAAACCTTTTGCCCCCATTTCTAACATCTTGAGGTTTGATTTACAAATGTTAAACTCGGTGTGCCTTAACGGAATTAATCCTATGTCCATTGCATCGTAAGCACTTGCATAGGTGTTAGTGTCCATTGCGTTTATTCTTGCGTATTGGTTTACGTCTATCTTCCAATTTGAGGTAAAGACTTTTTCGTAGTAGTCCCAAGTTGGGTCTTTTTCCACATATCCCGATAAGATTAGTCTGTACTTATCTAATAAGTCTTGGTCGTGTAGTAGTTCGTAAAATGGAGTATCTAATAACTCAACGTCTTGTTTGTGGGTTATCGAACCACTCCAACCTATGTGAACCATATCTGGGGATTTTAACTCCCTTACCTTGTCATCTACTTTGAATTGAGGTTGTTCGAAGTCTATTCCATTAGGTAACACTTCTACGTTTTTGTTAAAGTTGCCGATTATGTTAGCTAAGTAGTCAGTTGTAGTAGTTACTAAGTTAGCTTGTCTTAGGTTGTAAATGATTTGCTCGGCTCTTCGCCCTCTTTTCCATTCGTTAAACATCGGATGTGAGTGAGGTAGCTGCCAAGTATCATCTCTATCTATTACAACGGGGATGCCGATTCTTTTAAGTTGCTTCCACAATAGTTCTTGGTTGCCTAATTTTGAGATGACTGAACTTGACACGATAATATCGTAATCGTGGAAGAACGAATCTGGCTGATGGTCAATTGAAGGTATCGCAGTTACTTGTTCATATTGTGAATGTGGGATGAGAATTCTGTGATACTCAACCCCTGTTACATTTTGTGGACAAACTAAAAGTAATCTCATTGGAAGTGTTCTCCTTTAAAGTGTTTTGCAAACGATTTACTTCTATCCCATTCTATTTCGATAGGGTTTTCAAAGCTAAATCTCAAAGCGGTTTCGACATCCGCATAAGTGAACCCTTCCGCCTCTGCTTTTGTTTTTAGGTGCTGACAAATAAAAACATCGCCTGCCATTCCGTTGTATTCTTGAACCGAAATCCAATCAATAAACCTCTTACTTATTATTGAGCATCCCATATTCCCGACTCTGCCTCCGTTAATTAAGTTCCAATCCTTATTCC